AAATGGAGAGATTAGCCTCTTCTCACCGCATGACGTACCAGGTCTCTATGATGCTTTTGGTACTGATACATTTGACGATCTCTATGTACGTTATGAATCAGATGAGTTTACTCCAAAGAAGACTATCGGAGCACAAGAACTAATCCTTAATATCTTAAAGGAGAGAGCAGAGACCGGTCGATTGTATCTGATGAATATTGATCACTGCAATAGTCATTCTTCGTTTAAGGATAAGATTGAGATGAGTAATCTCTGCCAAGAAATCACTCTTCCCACATATCCTATCAATCACATTGATGATACTAACGGTGAGATTGCACTCTGCATTCTTTCTGCTATCAATGTTGGCAAGGTAAAGACTGATGATGAACTTGAGAATCTTTGTGATCTTTCTGTCCGTGGATTGGAAGAGTTGATTGACTATCAGAAGTATCCTGTAGCGGCAGCAGAAGCGGCAACAAAGGCACGTAGGTCGCTTGGTATAGGTTTCATCGGGTTAGCACATTACTTTGCTAAATTGGGGTATAACTATGCGGAACAAGGTGCCTGGGATGCTATCCATAGTCTTTCCGAATCTTTCCAATACTATCTCCTTAAGTCTTCTAATCAGATTGCAAAGGAGAAAGGTCATTGCGAAAACTTTGGTCGCACCAAGTATGCCGATGGCATTCTTCCAATTGATACATATAAGAGTGATGTCGATGAAATCTGTAGTCAGGAGTTAGTACATGATTGGGATGGTCTTAGAGCATCTATCAACGAGTTCGGTCTCAGGCACTCAACACTGTCCGCACAAATGCCATCGGAAAGCAGTTCCGTTGTGTCAAATGCAACCAATGGAATCGAACCACCTAGAGGATACTTGTCCATTAAAAAATCAAAGAAAGGACCCCTTAAGCAGATTGTTCCTCAGTATGCCACGCTGAAGAACAACTATACGCTTCTTTGGGATATGCCTGATAACACTGGGTATATCAATACAGTGGCAGTGATGCAGAAATTCTTTGACCAAGCAATATCAGGTAACTGGAGTTATAATCCAGAGAACTATCCTGATAATGAAGTTCCGGTTTCGGTTATGGCAAATGATTTTCTAACTACATATAAGTACGGATGGAAAACTTCTTACTACCAAAATACTTACGATAGTAAGAATGATGAGGTTGAAGAAGATAAACCAAATTTAGATAGTTTATTATCAGATCTAGAACACGCCGAGGAGGGAGAGTGTGAATCCTGTGCAGTTTAAGGTATCGTCAGTGGAAAATGTGAAAACGGATGTTAAGGGCATGACTGTCTTTAATACAGAACAAGTTGACACCAAAAAGCAACCAATGTTTTTTGGCAAACCTCTTGGGGTTCAAAGATACGATTCGTACAAGTATCCTATCTTTGATAAATTAACAACACAACAACTTGGTTATTTTTGGAGACCAGAAGAGGTTTCACTACAAAAAGATCGTGGAGACTATCAGACGCTTCGTCCTGAACAGAAGCATATCTATACTTCTAATCTGAAGTATCAGATTATGCTTGACTCTATTCAGGGTCGTGGTCCCGGTATGGCATTTATTCCATATTGTTCTTTACCTGAATTAGAAGCATGTATGGAAGTGTGGGGATTTATGGAGATGATCCATAGCCGCTCTTACACATACATCATCAAGAACGTCTATGCAGACCCCTCAGAGGTCTTTGATAAGATTGTAACCGACCCACGCATTTTAGAGCGTGCTAGCAGCGTTACAGGGGCATACGATGAGTTCATCAACAGTGCTCAGACTTATGGCACTGGAAATATGTGGCGTGAAGACTTTAGAGGTTCACCTACATCCGAATGGGAAATCAAAGATGTCAAGAGAAAGTTATACAGAGCTGTTGCAAACGTTAATATACTTGAAGGCATACGCTTTTATGTATCTTTTGCTTGCAGTTTTGCTTTTGGCGAACTCAAACTTATGGAAGGAAGTGCAAAAATCATCTCACTGATTGCTAGAGATGAGAATCAGCATCTTGCTATCACTCAGAACATTCTGAACAAGTGGAAGAAGGGTGATGACCCTGATATGAAGCAGATTATGAAAGAAGAGGAAGAGTGGACGTATAAGATGTTTGACAATGCTGTAAATGAAGAAAAGCGTTGGGCAGACTATCTGTTTCAAGATGGCAGTATGATTGGTCTCAATGATAAACTTCTTCAGCAGTATGTTGAATGGATTGCTAATCGTCGTTTGAAAGGCATCGGTTTAAAACCTGTCTATGACATTGCAGCAAATGCTAATCCTCTTCCTTGGACACAACACTGGATCTCCTCTAAAGGTCTTCAGGTGGCACCACAAGAGACAGAAGTAGAGTCTTATGTTGTCGGTGGCATCAAGCAAGATGTCAGCAAAGACACATTTAGTGGTTTCAAACTCTAAAAACCGTGCTTAAATAGGGAGTATACATTGCTCCCTATTATGCCTAAGAATGAACTGAAGAAAGAAGAGTTCAAAAATCGTGTACTCAAATTAAAAAATGATGTATACAATGAACCTGATATAGTATGGCAAGGGGATAGAGATATGGCTCATAAATATCTTGATAAGGTATTAAACATGATTGATGAGTATAGATACTGATTATGAAATTAATTATGAAAACCCTTGGATCTACATGGAACGCCCTTTTGGTGGGGATTCTATTCGGGATTTTTACGGTTTTGTGTATCTCATTACCAATAAGTCGAACGAACGACGCTACATTGGGAGAAAGTATTTTTGGTCGTTCAGAACACCACCAGGAAAGAAACGTAAAGTAAAACAAGAATCTGATTGGAGAAAATATTATGGGTCTTGCCCGGAACTTAAAGAAGACATTATCAAATACGGCAAGCAAAATTTTAGTAGAACTATCCTCAGCCTTCATAAGACGAAGGGCAAAACTAATTTTGAGGAAACAAGACAACTCTTCTACTACAACGTCCTTACCGAAGAGCTTGACGCAGGAGTCCCAAGGTACTACAATAGCAACATCCTCAGCAGGTACTACCGAAAGGATTATTATGGAAAAGACGACTGAAACTCTTGTGAGCGAAATTACAGAGTGGGCAATGGATCGTTTTAATATTGAAAAACTGCCCATTGGAGATTGCAGAGCACTTTATGAAGAGTATGCAGAGTGGTTTGAACCCCAAGGACAAGATCTCGAAGTATTGTCACTGGATGAAATTACCCCAGAAGAGTTTGTAAGATACCAAGAACGCACTTGACAGACCTTACCCTCCAGTCTATAATTTGAGGGTTGAGAAATCAACTGCGGTAACCTCCTTGGTAGTTCAGGGTTAGCGGCGATAGGAACTACCTCTTGACTCAGTAGCTCAGTTGGATAGAGCAACTGCCTTCTAAGCAGTCGGTCATAGGTTCGAGTCCTATCTGAGTCGTTGCCTCCGTAGCTCAGTGGTAGAGCAGGGCTTTTGTAAAGCTCAGGTCGCAAGTTCAAATCTTGTCAGAGGCTCCTTGCGGAATTAGTTTAGAGGCAAAACTAAAGGTTTCCAACCTTTCGTCACCGGTTCGATTCCGGTATTCCGCTTAGGAATTAAATGTTCCTTTACTGTTTGATTTCTAATTTTATGAAAAGTGTGAACGATATTCTTGCTCCAGATTGGTTTTCTTATATGGATTACCTATCTGGTGGTGATAATGTAATCCATTACTCTTGGAAGAAGTCTGGGATTTCTAAAAAAGAGAGAAGGGAAATTAAATCTATCTTAAGAGAAATAGATGATTTGACTGGTCTTTCTTTCGTAAAAACTACCCGGAAAAATGATGATCTTAGGTTTATTTACACAGAAGAAATCACTGACTCAACTAGATTAGAACTTGATAAGGATGAAAAAAATCCTTTTGAAGATGCTGTAGTTGGACGTGCTTCTGCCCGTGAAAACCGCATCAAAATCTTTATCAAGGATGATGATAACATTGTTGATACCCGTGAAAGATATGTTCTTCGTCACGAAATTGGTCATGCCTTAGGTCTTGGTCATCCCCGTGGTGAAGGTGCTCATCCAGATTTCACTTCTGAAGATACTATAATGTCTTATAATGTTTATGGTAACTGGAACGGTTTGACTGTTTTTAGATACTTTGGTTTTACTGACCTAGATAAACAGGCACTTCAATATAATTGGGGTCCAAACCCAGAGAATATTTCTTTTGGTAATGATATGGACATCATGGAATCTATTCCACTCTTCTAAGACCTTTGGGTCTTTTTTATTCCTCTATAGCTCAGTTGGTAGAGCAGGTGACTGTTAATCACCCTGTCCCTGGTTCGAGTCCAGGTGGAGGAGTACGCTCGAATAGCTCAGCGGTAGAGCACCTCCTTTACACGGAGATTGTCGGGGGTTCGATCCCCTCTTCGAGCATATAAATAACTCAAATTGATTTCACCATAGGAAAATGATTACTGTACGATGCAAAGAATGTAAAACAGAATTGACTAGTAGCAGTAAGTTACAGTTCTGTGGTTGCCCAAATCAGATGAGTTTGTTGGAAAATAAAGTCGGTGCTAAGGATTTTGACAAAGTTGTTATGATTACTAATGACGTAGAAAGAAAAATTGATAGTCACTTTTCTAGAGAAGAACTCTTATATCAAGAAGAAAGGCGTAGACGTAAGGTTCGTAGATTAGACTTTGAAGTTCGATAATTGGGAATATCATATCTTCTATATAATCTTATATGGAGATTTATATGACTCTTTTTTATCTTCTAATGCTAACAATTGTTGCATTAGTTATATACTCGGGTTATGATGAGACTCTAAACCTTGTCAAATACTTGGACTTGCAACTCAAGTATTCTATTTTGAGAGTTAGAATGAAATTTATGGAACGAACTCTAAGAAAAAAACTTCTTATAGATCGTGCCAAATTCAAAGAATCCTTTCAGGAGTATATCAAGAATGCAGACTAAGGAATGTCCTAAGTGCGGTGCCACTTGGATTGACGGAGAACATTACTGGGGCGGCACAGGCAAAAAAGGTAATGAACTTGATCTAGCAGGGTTAGTCTGCAATAAATTTGGTGATGAAACTTGCATAAATCCTTGCCTAGGTATGGAAGGCGGTGTAACATGGGTAGACCGACTAACAACTATGGACAAAGAAGATGAATGGCCAGTAAATGGCACAACATAAGTTCATAACCGAAGAGCAAGTGCAGGAGATGATTGATGATGCCATACGAAAACACAATCGCAATGCTTCAATTATCTCTATGTGTGTTGGTTGGGTTGTTCTCTCACTTTTTGCTGAGGGTCTTCTTCGACTTATTGGAGTAGTTCCTCCAGTATTACCCTGGTTGGATATCCATACATTACTTTAACCATACATAATACCAAACAAGAAACCCATGACAAAATTCATGCCCGATTTCAGTAAAACTGATTATGCAGTAATTATAGAAGCACTGCAATATAAACAAGGACATTATATTCCTGGGGATAGAATGCATAAAGAGTATGAAGAAATTATTGAAGAACTAAAAAGAAGAAGTCAGAGTGCTGTTGCCTGGAGGGATTAAATGAATCCAGTAATTTTAATCGGTTGCTTCACACCACTGGTTATTATTTTTATAGTAATGAAACTTGCTGTGTGGGTATCTGCAGTTAATACAGAAAACTCTTATGTCGGAAAAGAACCTCTACGCAAACGAGGACCCTTCGTGGCAGATGCATATGCAGACGTTGATGAGGAGGAAGAAGAATATGGAGATCGCACAGACTATCGATAGAGTTTTATATGAATATTATTCTGAAAAAGGTATGGAAGTGCCACAATGGAAAACTCAAAAGAATCCGCAATGGTGGATTGATTATCTAAAAGAACTTGGAATAGAACAATGAACAATCCAATATCTGTGGTGAAAAACACCAGACAAACTTACAGGAAAGATTTACGAAAAGTTATAACAGAGGTTCAAGTTCAGTTTAAAAACGAAGAACCTACATGGATTCCGTATGAAACTTTAATTGCTATTCAGGAGAAAAAATGAAAGTTGGTATTATCGGTTTAGGTAGAATGGGTGAGGGTATGTCTCGCCGTATGATGAAGGCAGGCATTGAAACCTGGGGTTATCGGAGAAATTATAAGAAAGCAGAAGAGGCATATGAAAAAGGTTATGTTAATGGAGTTACTACTGACTTAGAAAATCTTGTCAAAATTATTCATAATGGTCGCGGTGTATTTGGAGAAGAAGGTTTTTCTCCTGGTATCTTTCAACTTGTTATTCCAGCAGAACTAGTAGAGGAAACTATCAATGAGTTACTACCATTACTTAGTGTTGGAGATATTGTTATTGATCATGGCAATTCCAATTTTAAGGATTCGAGGAGGAGAGCACTCCGTCTTGAGAAATTGGGTATCCAGTATATTGACTGTGGCACTAGCGGTGGTGTTTATGGTTTGGACCGTGGATACTGTCTTATGGTTGGTGGTACAAGTGGCGCAGTATCTGTCTGTGCCCCCATTTTCAGGGCACTCGCACCTGGTATTGCCGCTGCCACTCGCACAGACCCTTACACAAGAGCAACCAGTGCTGAGTATGGTTGGTTACATTGTGGGGGTCCTGGTGCCGGTCACTTTGTGAAGATGGTTCATAACGGAGTAGAATATGGAATCATGCAAGCATACGCCGAAGGCTTTAATATCCTGCATGAAGCTAATTCTGGGGCAAAGTACGTTGCTGAAGGTGATGCTGAGGTTGCTCCGATGGATACCCCAGAAGATTATCAGTATGATATTGACACTGTTGAAGTGGCTGAGTTATGGCGTCGTGGTAGCGTGGTTGGTAGTTGGTTGCTCGATCTTACCGCTGATGTATTACGACATGATAATGACGATCTCAAACAGTTTGACGGGGGTGTCAGTGATAGTGGTGAAGGTCGTTGGACTCTTCACGCTGCTGTGGATCTTGGCGTACCCACTCCTGTTATTTCTGCAGCATTATTTGAGAGATTTAACTCACGAAAACTTGGACAATATGCAAACAAAATATTAAATGGAATGAGATATATGTTTGGAGGACACAACGTAAGATGACACTAGCACATGTCCTACTTTTCGGAACACTACCCTTTATATGTGCCACCGCATATTTCGGGCACAGAAGAGGTGAAAATAACTATTATGAAACTGACGCCTACAGAGGAAATGGAACAGCGCATTAGAATGAGATTTGCGTTTGCTATGTCTTCTTTCGGGAGGATGTTTCAACCTCATGGAATCTGTATAGAAATGAGACAACTTTGTGACAATTGGTCTAAAGGTGATGAGCAACCCCCACAAGGTGATTTGTATCTAGTGGATCGTTACTTCTTAGACCTATGGAAGAATAGAAAGTTTTGAAAGGAAAACAATATGTTGAAACTAAAAAAAATAACTGCAATATTGTAGGATTAGTGGTTAAATACGAAATGTAAGCGCCGTCATAGAAATGAAACACCTTACTTTTTCAGCGACATTTTTACTCACCTCAATTGCATTTTTTGTTGTCTGGGGACTAACCAATGCATACCCTACCTGATTATATTCCGTTTATCTTAATTGGATTAGTTTGTTTCTTCGGATTATTTCTATTCATCTTATCGGTCTTACAAGAATAATGTTACAGTTTGCTAGGTTTTGCGGAACAGTATTAAACAACCCATGGGGATGTGGACTAATGGCATGGTGCCTGGTTTTCGTTCCCATTCTTGGTATGTGGGCAGTTCACAAGTACAATTGGCAGCATTGGGAACCATTTGACATAAGTCATAAGTAAAGTTATAATATCGTCGTAGGTTTAAATCCTATCACTCTGATTCTCTTATACATAATCTAACAATGGAATTTTATTCTGTGAAACATTGGCAAGAGAACTGGGATGCTCTTCTTGAGAGAGTGGAGAATGGAGAAACCATAGGTGTAGAAAACGAAAACGGTGAGAGAGCAGTGATGATTCCTGCTGATGATGAACTGATTAAACTTTACGTCGATCTTAATAACGAAGCACAATGAAAATTTTCCTTGACACTGCAGATACAGAAATCATTAGAGAGAGATTTGATACAGGATTGATTGACGGAGTAACTACTAACCCATCATTGATTCGTAAGTCTGGTAGAGACCCTGAAGAGGTCTACCAAGAGATTAAAGATATGGGTGTGCAAGACATCAGTATGGAAGTTGTTGGTGATGCACAAACTATGCTTGATGAAGGTCTTCGTCTTGTAGATAAATTTGGTAGCGTAGCAACAGTTAAACTCCCTATGACCAAGGAAGGTCTGCTTGTTTGCGGAGCGTTGTCAAAAGAAAAGGTAAGAACTAACGTAACACTCATCTTCTGTGCAGCACAGGCAGTCTTAGCAGCGAAGGCAGGTGCAACATATGTTTCTCCTTTTGTAGGTAGACTAGATGACCAATCAGTCGCAGGTTTAGAAGTGGTAAGATCTATTTCGGAACTCTATCGAATACACAGAGTTCCGACCCAAGTCCTGTCTGCTTCAGTTAGAAATGTACAAAGAGCAATTCGTTCTTGGTATAATGGTGCGGAGATTTGCACTCTTCCTCCTAAGGTTTTTGACCAAATGTATGATCACATTCTTACAGATAAAGGTTTAGAAATCTTCGATGCTGACTGGAAGGCAGTTCAAGGGACTGTCGCCTAAGGGTAAAGGCCCTCTGCTTATAACGGAGTGATCCGGGTTCAAGTCCCGGCAGTCCTACTTTCCTACTTGACAAAACCCCTGTCAAACCCTTATAATACTAAGGTCAACAAACGAGACAATGACACTGACTAGCAAGTTCAAGAAAGACGTTCAAACCCTTCGCGGTGCAGTAAACGGTGATTTTTTCCTGGATGTGAAGAATCCGAAACTTCTCAAAAAGGTTCGTAAATATTACGAGAACGATGGTGTAGTATTTTCTGGCGATCCACTTGATGATTATGACATTTTGATTGATTGTATCGCAGAAGATCTTGAAACAGTAGAAGCATGAATGATTTAAACCTTAAGTCAGTTGAGTCTACTAAGACTATTGTAATCCACGAACGTTTCCCTTACCGGTTTGTTCAAAAGGGTTACATTCAACTGAATGGTAAACCAGATTTTCGTATGCAAAAAGCAAATGAGTATACTAAAAAATACTCTGATGTCTATTTGTTTGATAATGGGGATCAAATGCTTCTTGCTATTGAAGATCCAGAATATCCTAAATGGTTAGACCCTGAAGGTGTTCCTTGCTATATAAAAGACAACGTATCTGCCGGTTAAATGGAAAGAGATGCCATCAATCTAACTCTTATACATGAGTGGATGACGGTACATGATGCCAAACTTCTACTCCATGATTACTATATGAAAGTAAGATCTCATAAAAAGTATCATGGATGGAGTAATGTTCAGACTCATATGAATATGTTTTATGGACATCTTCAAAGAGATTCTGAGGTAAATTTAAGAGCAAGGATTGATCTTATTAAGTCACGGACGGACTCTAACAGTACTGGTCGGGATACCCCTTAAGTTTCCTAGTTCTTAAAACTAGGTGGTGGAGTCATAACGACCCTTTAAAACTAAATAAAAAAAGAATTAATGTAAGTAAAATTATGTCTACAAGAAAAACTGTAAAGTCTGAGTCTGGTGCAACCATGTCTCAGTATGATCAAGAAGTAGAAAAAAGACTTAAGGCACTTGAATCCAAAGCACATGCTAAGTGTGATGGTGGTGGCGGCGGCGACGTTGCTGCACTAGAGGCAAAGGTTGATGATTTGATTGCTAAACTAAAGACATTAAGGACACTTAGAGAAGTTCTCTAAATTGGTTTCTTGCTTTACCTAAGAGCAAGTGGTGCGGATGGAGGTAACTCCCGCCCTGTTTCTTGCTTCAGGTTAAAGAGCAAGTGGCGTGCATGAAGTGACCTTTACTGAGGGGTGGTTGTATAACTGCCCCTTTTTTGCTATAATAAATATTACTAACATGTATTGGAACTAATGAGTGAATACCGGAAGACAGCACTTGTCCTTGGTGCAGGTGGATTTATTGGCAGCCATATGGTAACTCGGTTGCGGGATGAAGGATATTGGGTGCGTGGTGTAGACCTTAAGTATCCAGAGTTCTCCTCAAC